CCAGGCATCTCTAACCTCCCATGGTTATTACTGTCTGCCCCTTAATCTGTTCAAAACAGCTAGTGCTAAATCCTCTGTGATACTTTCAAGCGAAACAGGTGTATCATCACTAGCGCCGTTACCATTGTCACCTTCGAGTCTTGATCCGAGTGGAATAAGATTGCTGTTCAGAATTGGAACATCGCCCCAATCAACCCTATCCTTATTATCACTCTCTCTTTCCATATTTATACTGCTGTATCCTGTCTTTAAATGAGATTCTTTTTCTCTTAATCTAAGATCCTCATCAATAGGCACTGGATTATCAAATGACACAAACAGTTTATCATCGAATTTAGGTGTTAATTTCTCATTAATCTTTTCTTCCATCCTTATAAGTCTTGGCTTCACTGCATCTTTCATATGGGTGAATGATGCTACAGTAGCATTTGCCCTAGTAGCATCCTTATCATATAAGCCCATTGACTGCCCATATGCATTAACAATCTCCTCTTTGACGGCCTTCCTGCCTTGCATAAAGCTGAGATCCCTTGGAGCAAGGCCATATGTTTTATACTTAACGCCTTTTTCAAGAAGTGGAGATTTACCAACATTCTCAATTCCGCTGAATGTCTGCCTTATTTCTTCTTTAAGTCTATCAAACTCATATTGGCTCAACTCATTTTCTGTTTCAAACGCACCCTCTATCCTGCCCATATTCCCGAACACAAAATTCTCATACCTATTTATGTTTTGGTGGATATTATAAGGGTCTACAACTGCGGAAAGTGGCCCTTTGCCATAATACATGCTCGTTGGCGAAGGATATTTGAAATGAATTACTGATTCTTCAGCGAAGTCTATTTCCTCAAAGCCCTTTATGAACTTATATCCGCTTATGAATTTAACCTTATCAGGAATAACTTTCATATTCTGTGGCGGCATGGCCCATATCTCTCTTGGGATGCCAAGTCTATCTTCAAGTATATACCAGTATGCATTACCACATAGCTCTTGAAATAAATTAGTCATCTCAAATAATGAGAAGTAATTCATAAACTTGTTTACATTTCTCATCAAGTCTAGAATAGGATGATCTGTCACTTCTTCTATCTCAACTGCTTTGCGGACTTGTGGAAGGGCTGATAGGTGGGATTGGCTATTTATGTATGCAAATCTCTCTTTTGTGACTTTTTTAGTTGAGTGGCTTTTTATTGGGTTAGAAGTCTGCTTCCCTACATAAAGCCTTAATGGTATAGAGGCACAACATAGCGCATTCTTGTTTGCACATACATAAATCCATCCTCTATATGCCTCCATAAATGCACCATAATCGCTCTCTGGTGTCAATCCTGTATTGTAAGACCAAGGCCATAGCAAATTTGGTATCAGCTTATTTTTACCAACTGGTTTCTTTGCTTTGCTTATTTCAAGACCAAAGATTCTCATATAACCCTCGCACGTGGCCTGGCTAACCCTTTAGCAAAAGTTAAACAAAGAGCATCAGCGTCATCTGGGCTTCTACCTAACTCTTTTCTCATCTGATTCTTATCCATAACCTTCACTTTACCACTTGCTATTTCATACTCAGGAATAGTTAGTTCCTCGATTAATCTTTCATTAGGCGGCAGCATTGCACCTGGATCAGCTCTTAGCCATTCTCTAACTGACCACCAAAGCTGATCTCTTAGGCTCATGAATTCGCCCATTTCAGATTTCTCAGTAGGCTTTGATGCTACCATAATCCTTTTAGCATTACAGTAATGAGCAGTCATGATTGATTCAGTTGTAACACCATCGTCACTTTTGTGCTTACACTTAACATCACGGCTACTTGGCTCAGTTACAACAAATCCACAAACTGGACACTTTAGCCTAAATGTTAAATTCATATTAGGTGCTATGCCAGCACCAACTCCTGTAGCATCAACGTTGGCCTCTTCACATTCAATCTCATGATAGAGCACAGATGCTCTTTTAGCAGACTGTTGTATATCCATTCCATGCCATCTTTTTATCTCTTTGACCCATCCGCCATATCTTATACAGAATGTGTTGTAATCCTCACCTAAATCTGCTGCATCAAGGCCAACTACTGGAGATACCCCTACTGGTGGCTTATTGCCATACATAGCAGCATATACATCCCAACGAGTTCTAGCATTTGCTATCCATTCAACATTTATTAACTGGTATGCTGAAAGTAACGGATACTCACCTAATACCATATATGCAAACTGTGGCTCTTCAATCCTTCTAGTGCCAGCAGTTAATGGAGGATAGTCATTCATCCTACCATCTTTCGCTACTGCTCCAACTAGAAAGTCTGGAACATCAAAACAAGAACCATCACGCTCATCGCCTTTGTGGAGCGGAGTCGTCCATTCATTTATCCGCTTAACAGTCTGCTCTCTCGTAACAGCTCCAAGTATACTTTCCGCTCCACTTATAACATTGGGGTGGTCAAATGCTCGCATATACACTGTAGCACAATTCCCATCTCGTATCATTCGGTAAACAGCACCAAGCCTCCTCTTAGGATTGAACATAACAAGAAGTCTTGAAAACCCACCACTCATACAAGACTCTATCGCTCTGTATATTTCATCTGGTATTGCATCACCCTCATCAAGAACGAACAGTAAATTCTGAGCATGTATACCTGAAAATTTTGCTTCTCTCTCATCTACTGATCCGCTCATAGGGATAGTGACGCCTTGAATGAAACTTTTTGGATCTGTTGCATCCTCAATATAAAGCGAGGTTATCTTGTCTCCTTCAAACACTTCAGGATTGAGTTTTATTTGGGTTCTTATTTCACCCCAAAGTTTTGCTTTTAGGTTTCTTTCTGATGGAGGGGCTGTGGCAGTTATCACTTGGGCTTGAGGGCGGCATTTCTTAAACCAGATTGAAGCGCATGCGGCTCCGTGTGTCTTTCCAACAGCATTTGCAGATACAGCAACTGTTATTGTGTTCTCGACTATTGAATCGAGCATCCTCTTTACATCATCTGTAAGGTTCTGCTTTAAAACATCTTTACAGAAGCCGACAGGGTCATTGAAATAATCTGCAAAGTCTACTACTGAAAGCGCTTCCTCAATATCAACGATGTTGTACTGGCTTAGAATGTTATCAGCCAGAATATTCAGATCAATTCCAAGCCCTTCAATCACCGCCACAGCCTTTTGTTAGATTGTCAGAATTAGTCCTTCTTCAGCATAGCATTAGCAATTGCTACAGCCATAGCTGCTGATGTTGCTGGGTCCTGAATTGAGTTCAAAACCTTTGCTACGAAACCTGCTTGCTCGTCAATATTCCATTGGCGATCAATAGCAATGTCAGAATGACGCACAGCTTGTTTGGCAACCATATTGGCAGTTTCAACTGCGTTCTGCAAAGCTTGGTTGGCAACATTATGCTTAAATAGATCATTCTGCTCGGCATTGGAAAGTTTATTATCAATGTAGCTACGGTTTCTGCGAATACTTTCCAAGCTTTCGTGCTGATACTCATCAGCCATGCGCTTCATGTTAAACTTCCACGCTTCACCTTCACCAATGTCATAAGTACGCTCTTCTGTCACTTGCGTTGCAGTAAGCCCTGAAAGCATATCAGACATCTTAGAAAACAAAGCATCATTTGCCTGTGCTATCATCTGTGAAATTTCTTGTGCTGTTAATGGCTGTCCTTCTGTCATATTTGTGCCTCCACTTGTTTGAGTTGTTGTTGAATTAGAAGCCCCAACTGTTTGGTCAACTTCCACATTCACACTTTCATCCTTTGACATATGTCCCCCTTTGCTTTGATTATAGCCAAGTTATATCTAGCCAGTACTTCTGAATGGGATAAGCTTTGTATTCGCACCCTTCATCGTTTTGGCTTTTGAGACTTTTTTAACAAGGATAGCTTTTAGCTCTTCAGCAACCTCTTTTGGAAATCCTTTAAAGAGATTAGCAAGAGCAATTTCAACACTAACTCTTTCAAGCTCATTAAGCCCAAGAAGATTGACTTCCTGGTCTATGGCTCTCAAAACAAGTGATAACTTTCCAGTCTTCCAAGCAGATTTTTTTGTTTCACGGATTTCAGCAAGAACTCTTGCTCTATGCTTTGTTATGTTGTTTGACATCTCATCTCTCCACTGCTCTTCCATATACTTTACATCAGCATTTATTATGCCAATAGAATATGGCCTTTCAGTGCGTGGGTT